ATAACCTCCAGCACCACCACCGCCACCTCCAACGATTAAAACATTGACACTGGTGGTGCCAGGTTCAACATTGTATGTGTGTGGGCCAACAGATGTAAATGCAGTTATATCTTGAGTTGGTGGACTTGGAAGAGTAGCATTTCCACCACGATAAAAATCTGATGAACTATCATAATTCATACCTACATTTTCTGATGTGTCCACTCCAGTTTGGTCATTAAATTCATCTACAATACCATCTACTAAATTAAAAATTGTTAAACCATCATTAACTGCCATTTTAAAACCAAGAAGTCCAATATTAAATGCGTTTGTGTCTATTGCATCCGTATCTACTGAAGCAAAAGAACCATCACCTTTTAAAAAATCTGTTCCACTTCCAGGCGTGCTAAGTTTTGATACTGTAATAGCTGCAGTAGGAGATATGTCTGCGTTTACTAAACTACTATCAGTAATATTTGCAGATGTTATAGAATTAGGTGCAAGTTTACTTGAATCAATCGCACCATCTTGTATCATGTTATTATTGACTTTAGTTTCACCCATTACTTACTCCCATTGTTTTTTAACATTTTTTGTAATTCCGTTGTAGAACCAACAAACAATGCGTTAGTTACATTCTTTGGCCCTTTGTCTGGTAACTCTTTTAATTTTTGCATCTTCAAATGTAAATCACCAAGTTTCTCTGTGACCTCTGCAACATTTTTTATGAGTTGTCCAGCAACTTCATATGTTCTTGGATGTTCACTTTCTCTTGCAAGGTCTAATATACCTTCTATTGCATCTTGTCCTTTTTCAACTAATGAATAAAAATTTTGTCTTTGATATTCAAAATCATTACCTTCATTATTTGTTTTGACAACAGTTTTTGGTTTATCTTCAACCTTCATAATTTGTTCACCTATCAATGTTTCATCTAGAATATTATTAACTTTGGATGCCATGGTTTATCCTTTAGGGTACTTATCTTTTACTTTTTTAATCGCATCTTCCCATGTTGTTGTACCATTTTTTAAATCATGATACTGCATATCTAACTGGTCTGGAATTGGTGGATATTCTTGTTCTCGCTTTTCTGCATATGTCAACTCTCGTGGAGTTGGATTAACAAAAGAACCATCACTTTGTTTTATTTGACCACATATTACAGAATCTGACACTTCTTCAAACCCATCTTCTTTATAAGGTTGTTTTTGTATTACTATATTTTTTTCTATTTTAACCCAAGCCATTATGCTACCTTCCAAAATAATGCTGTTCTATTCATCCAAATAGTAGTACCACCAGATGATGCGAATGATTGTGAATATCCTTGACCATAAGTGCTTGTAGAAGTTTGAGCAGACGCTTGTATTTTAAAAGTTTTTTGTGCTGCGATTGTAAATCTTCCTTTTATAAAAGAGATTAAATTGTTTGTATGACTTGAATCATTATACATCAAAGCACCCTCAAGCACTAATGAACTATCTGCTGTGTTATAAAGTCTAGATACAAAGGAATTACATCTTGCAGTACATATCATTATATCAGCAAAATATGTACCTGATGGTAAAGTAACTTCATTACTTGATAATGATGCTCCCGATATTTCATTCGTTTTTACTGTATTAAAAATAAAATCAGTATAACTTGTTCCTATGGATGTGCTTTGGTGTGTAGCGTGTTCATTTTGTATGTGAAATAAAGCTGATTCATAAACACCAGCACTTCCAAATTCAAGTCCAGTTCCACCAGTATTTACTTTGACTGCTTGACCGCCAGAACCTAAAGTATTAATGTTAAACAATCCGATTTTATCTAGAAAAGTTTCGTTAAATAATATTCTATCATCTGCATTTGTACTAGAATTATCTGTTCCATCTAATACTAAAAAATCACCTTTGTTTGCACCAGCACCATCTGTTCCATCTAATATAATTGAATCGTTTTGCAGACCTAATCGTGTATCTGCATCTATTTTTGCTTTTGATATACTATTACTTGCAATATCAACAGCTTGTATTGATGCATCTGCAATAGCTCTACTTGGTAATGTTCTTATTGGCACTTTTCTCTCCTACTCTTATTTATCAGTTCCACTTTCAGAATCAAAATTCTTTGCATCTTGAAAGAAAGATGTAGTTTCGTTAAACCCAAAGTTATCATCAAAGTCAGCAGTAACTGGGTCTGGTGTAACACTATATCTTTGTTCTCTTTTTGGTGCATTGTCTGGCATATCTGTGTATTGGTCAACTTGAACTCTTTTAATAACAGATTGTTTAGTAACAGGCCCATAAAGATAAAATTTAGTTGTAAATGAAAGTGTATATATGATGGCTCTTCTTGATATGAAATCACCCTCATAGTTATCTTCGTAATCAATACCACTTAATACGATAGGTACATCTCTCTTTTGATTCATATCTGTATTGTCATTTATTGTGATTGTATATTCTGGTTGAAAGAATGGTAATATCTGTTCTATAATTTGTAATGCATCATCTCCACTTTTTGACATAACAAATAATTGAAAATCCATATTATAAGGAACAGGCATAAACTGTGATTCTAATTTTGATTTACTTGAAGAACTTACTTTTTTAAGTTTAGTAATTCTGTTTAATTTTCTGGCTGGGTCATATGAGATAGATGATATTTCAAAAGCAAGTCTAGGTAAAGTAATTGCAGTTGATTTATTTAAACTTGCATCTTCTCTTATTCTTGTTAAAAACTTTTGTTTTGGTCCATAAGCCAGAGGTACTTTCATTGATTGTGTAATTTGACCTGAACTATTTTTTTTAACAATTTGTATATTATTAAATATCGTTCCAAATGAAACGACCATTTTTCTTATTGTTTCGTGATAAAATTGTTGTCCTAACATTATAACTCCTTACCTGCGTCACCAAATGGATTTGATTCAGAAAAATCTAATATTGTGTTATCTAATGTTTCAAATAATTCAATTTGAGATTTCTCGTCTTGAGTATCTACATTAAATGTTTCATTAATTAGATAATGATTCTCTTCTTTTATTTCAGATATCGTTGCTGTATATCCTGTATTTCTACTTGTTATTACATCATCTTTACTAAACTGACCAGTTACATACTCATAATGAATTACATTATTTTCTATTAGTTTAATAATTGCAGTTGTACTTCCACTTGTAATAGTTTCATCTTCAACAAAAGTTCCATTACTATTTTTTATAATCATATAATATGTATCTGATGTTTCAAGTAGAACTGAAGAAGCACCAAATTGTGTTTCTGTTGTAAGATTATCACCAGCATCAGAACCGTCTGAATCAGTTCTATCTAATAATAATAGATTATTATCTTCTAATGCAATCTCTTCTGTAAATGTACTCGTTTGTTCATAAGTAAATTGATATGCAAGAGTATCTAAACTTTCTGAATCATCAATATTATCAAGTGTAGATATACCTGTATTAATATCTTCACTACCATATTCAAATAATCTACATTTTAGTTTATAAACAGGATTATTGTCTAACTGAAAGAATGGTTCATCATGGTCAACAAAACTTATTTCAAATAATTTATTGATTACTGGGTGAAAAACTAAATCACCTTCTAAAGGTCTATCTGCATCTGTTACAGAATCTTCTCTTGTAATATAAGAAGTTCCAGCTTCTATTTTTGAATCTAATGTACCATCTTCTAATAATATAGAACCACCAGTTGCATCATCAGTACCTTCTTCTATTGTAATTTGTTTTGTTAAATCTTGAAATCTTTCTTTATTTACAACAAATGTAATTTCGTCTTTTATATCTAAACCAAATTTAGATACAAGTTCTTTTTCACCTTGAAGACCACCATCTGCATCTTCAACATACATTTCTACTCTTTGAGAATCTTGAAATTTTGTTAACTTATCTTCACCAAACAAATCATCTTCATGCATGATTGTTCGGTTTAAGTAAAAGCAATCGTGACCGAATATTTGTATAGCTTCTTTTACTAAATCACTATACAATGTTCTTTCTGTTGCAATAGAAGTTTTATTGCCGTCATGGAAAAACTTATTGACTGCCATAATTAACCCTTTTGATACATTGGTGGCAGTTCAAATGCTAGTTGTATTTGTTCCTCTAACTTGTTTATTTCTTCTAATGCTTGAGTATAAATTTGTTCACCATTCATTGTGACTCCACCTAACATAGCGACACCATTAAACTTTGAAAGATTTGCACCCCATTGTTTTTTTACCAATGCAGTTGCATATCTTTTAAGATACATATCGTCATATACATCTGTGTATGTGTCTGGGTTTAATTTTCTATAACACTCTATTAGTATAAAATCACCATCATTAAAATCTTTTTCCATATCTGCATAAATATATAATCTGTTTTGATGTTCTCTAAAATCAATAGGATACTCACCTGTAAGTATGTGGTCTAAATAATCTAAATGCCTCATTGTCATTTCGTAATGAATTATTGAAGTTGAACTGAAGTCATATAAATCATTTAATCTTAATTGATATCTTACATCGAAAAGATTTTGTGTTATTTTATCTGTTAACGGAAAAACTTTGACTACTGATAATATAGAATCTGGTATAGGTATGTAATTTTCTTGTTGAAGAAAATCTGCAGTAATAGAACTATCAACTTTATCTGTTCCAGTAACAGCTGTTTCGTTAGTTCTCATTCTTGCTATTTCAGCAGTAGTAAGTTGATGTTTTAAATATACTCTTTCAATACCATCATAATGATACTTCGCAAAATATTGTAAAGCCTCATCTACTCTATCATCTAGTTGGTCATCAGATACATTAATGTCTATGACACCTTTACCTAAAGCCCTTAAACAATATTCTTTGAATGTTGATTTTGAAGTTGGAACTGCCATAATCAATCCTTTTCTTTATTCTATCAATATTTATAAGAATACCTGATTATGTTCTTTTCTCTGCACCCTCCATAGTAAGAAAACCTTTTGCATCGTGTCCTTCTCTTTCTTCTTTGAAATCAACACCTTTTTTATAACGAAAACTTAAATTACCAGAAACACTTACTCTCAAACCTTTTTTACCCTTCAATTCTGATAAATTAGGTTCTACTTCGTGTACTGCCCAAGATGGAAACATAATTAATCTGCCTGGAACTGGAGCCCAATACACTTCATTAAGTGTTTCTCTTACTCTAGGTTTTTTTGGATTATATGGTAATTGAACTGCGATTGCTTGTGCTCTAGGGTCGGTGAACCATATATGTCCACACTTATCTGGAGATTGAAGATAATAAACAAAACTAAAATGTGAGCCTGGGTGAGTATGATTACGATTATGAGCACCAAATTGAGAAACATTTGCCCACATATTATCAATGACTGGTTCTGTGTCTGGATTTAAACCCATTAATTCTTGTATTCTCAATCCTACTTTAAGTGCTTCTTTTCCCATGTCTTCATATTCTTCTCGTACATGCATATCTACTGCACTGTGCCAACCTCTTGAGTTAGAACGAACAATACCTCTGTTATCGTCATCTCTCCATTTGAAGATATGTTTTAACCATTTCTTATTTCGTTCTTCATAATTTAAAATATCTATAAAATGGAATATTGTAGGATACCATAATTCAGATGATATCTTTCCTCTATTATTTAAGGGTACTTCTTGTGCAATTTTATTATATGTCATACATAACTCGGGCCGTGTAACCAACCCTCAATACAATTTCTAACACCCTTTGTAACTTTAGTAATACGCCATGGAACAAAAGATGGGAATATAATTATTTGACCTTTTTGTCGAAGTAATTTATTATCCGTGTTCATATTCATTAATTCAATATGTCCACCATCATAATCTTTAGTATCAGAAAGTTGTATAATAAATGTTAATTTTCTAAATGGTGCATTGTTTCCAATGTCTAAATGATAGTTATAAAAATCTTTATTTTTATATGTGACTATTTGTGGATTATCTGCTTGAAAAAAACCAGCAAGTTGCATTTTAAAATTTTTATCATTTGCTTGTTGTGCAAGCTCTAACACTTTCGAATAAGGCCAACCTTTATCATTCATAGGTAAAGATTGTTGTGTTGCTTTTCTTACACCTTTTAATGAACTATCAACCCATAATTCTTTAACTGTTTCTTTTACTATTGCATCACATTCTTTCTCTGCAAAAAACTGTGATGTTAAAATAGAAACTATATTTTTATTACCAACCAGTTTGACAATATTTTTTTCATCTGGTTCAACAATATTTTCTTTTGCTGCTTTAATTGCAGTTTTTTCTTCTTCTTCTTTTTGGAATTTCTAGAGTGTCAATCTCTGTATCTGTAAACGAATTCATTTTCAATCCTTATAATATGACCATAACTTATCTAAACA